GACCAGTGACTTCCTGCATGGTGACATACTGATCTTCGGACTGACTGATAACAACAGCACCTTCGACAAGGCCGAGGGTAATGTAGTTGTCAGCGGTATCCGCGCCATCAGCTTCAGGAATCACCAATTCCGGCGAGTCAGTGATAATCACCGGCTTACCGAGAGAGGCCGGAGCAATACCGCGAGACACCTGATCGGCAATGTTGGTAATACCATCAACGATCTGGTTAGTAACGAGGTTATGCCATACCTTGGAGTGCATGATGTACGCACGTACACGCTGGGCACGATCGCCCAGCTTAGAGTTACCTTCGTTCAGGTGCTCAGTACGCATCAGCGGATCATTTTCGTCAGTTGCATCATAGGTTACATCACCAATCGCTTCAAGGGCCGCGTTGACGGACGCAATAGCGTTGTTGACATAATCAACCCGGACTTCTTCACCAAACTGAGTGCCGAGAATCATAGACATTTCTACGGGGTCAGCACCCACTTTGCGCCAGAAATCAAGGGTCTGAGCAACCGGGCCGATACCACGGTTTACCTTGACGCCAATCAGTTCGTCCTGCTCAAGCAGCTTATCAGCCACATCAGCGTTGGACTTGGGATCACGGCTGCGAACCAGACCATCCACACGCTTAAAGAACGAACTCTTTTCAAAGTCGCCCTTTAGCTGGCGGGGAACAATCTGCATAGCGCCCGCAGACGCTTCGTTAAAGGCTTCAGCGAACTGCTGAATAACCTCAGTCATCAGGGTGAAAAACTCTTCTTGGTAGATAACTGCTTCATTCCAGTTACCTGCGTTGGGTGCTTCGATAGCCATATATAGCCTCCGTTAGTTACACCGTTAGTTAATGAATGAATCGTCCTGTCCCATCACGGGTGTAGCTGTTACGGAGGCCATCACGACCCCCTTTTGGGTTAGTTTACTGAGGAAGCTCGTTGTAAGCCTCCATACCATATTCCTTTCGGAAAGCAATTTTTTCGTTAAGGCCCATGTCGCTCTTACGCAAACCCTTCGGTTTCGGCTTGTCCTTACCTTCCGCATTGTTGTTACCTTGTGGACCAGAACCGCCACCACTCTGTTTCGGCGCGTTGAAGGCCCGACTAAAATCAGAGTCCTCCTTCAGTTCAGCCACAAGATCATCGACCGTCATGTAGTTACCTTCGCCATTGAAAGCGGTCTTACCTTCTTCATCTACCACTCGGGTAAGGTACTCGCCGTCTTCCTTGACGATCTTGGTTCGTGCGGTTACTTGCGGCATCAGTAGCTTGGGTACACCATCATGCTTAGAGATAGCCCGCATGGCTTCGTTATCCACAAGATACCGGCGAACCGTGTTTTCTGCTTCAGACACCTGCTGCTCTGCCTGCTTTTCAAGCTGTTCGCGCTCCTTGGCGAACTTCTTACGAAGCTGTTCAAGCTCCGTTTCCTTGTCTTTCTTTGTCTCAGTCTCTCTGGTGTAGTTCTCAAGTACCTGCGGCACTTCGCTTGGGTCGTCAATACCCAATTCTTTAAGAGACTCCTTGAAATCGCTCTGTTGTCGTTCAATTTCCTTGAGTTGGTGGCGGCGCTCTGCGGCCTCTTTGTTGGCCTTCTTGAGTGCGCCCGTCACTTTCTCCCACTCTTCCTTGTCAATCTCAAGTTTTTCGCTTTCGGTCTCTTCGTTCTGATTTTCCACTTCTTCGTGTTCCATCTCGGTGTTTTCTTCAGCCATCTACGGCCTCCTATTACTGGTTAAAATGAAATGTTATATCGTTACATACACTGCTTAGAAAAGCACTAAGTACAAAAAGTTCCACAATTCAAGGGTTTAGTCTTGATTTTCTTCAGAAAAGTTCCGTTTCTTCTTCGTTTTCTGCTTCTTCTGGTTCTTGCTCTGATTCTTCAGCTTGCTGTTTGACCGCACGAATAGGTTCTCTTAGGAACACATTCGGAGAAATAATCCCCCTCCGTTTCATTTCCTTGTTGTAGTCTTCAATGTCAATACGGCCCTTATCAAACCACATTTCAAACTTGTCGATTGGATCACTCTCAGCGCCAGCAAGGCTTAGGTCTTCGCCCACCGAGACTTTGATTTCTTCCAACCTCCGTTCGGAGATATTTAACCACCGCCCCGCTTTCTGGATAGACCGCTCAAGTGTGTGTTCTAGGTCACGAATGATAACCTGCATGATAGAAAGTGAGTCGGCTTTGTCCATTTGACGGCCAGTGGCGGTCTGGCGGGCAACAGATTTCTGATAAAGAATGTCCGCGCCCATACGCTGCATCTGTGCTTCAGTTTTTTGTAGGTCTTTCTCGCCAGCACCAACAGCTTGGGCCGTATGCTCAACATACTTCATGTCGGCTTCTGAATTAGTGCTTATAATTGCCCGTTGTGCGCCAATCTCAATGTCGTCAAGTTCGTTTTCGTTGAAACCCGTACCGAGAATAAATGGTACGCGGGCCACATGAAGAATGTTGTTCTGGTCACTGGAAGACTGCCAATGACGGATATTCAGCCAAATCAAGTCTTCAAGGGGTGGTGCGCCCGTAAGAAAGCCGGTTCGCTCTGTATAACCTGTAATCAAGGGAATCTCACCAAGCGTGTTCTCCCCAAGTGATTCCTCTTTAAAATCTTCGCCGGGTGAAGAACCATAGCGAACGTGGTTTTCTACCTCATTAGGTCTGTAAATACGGATACGGGTTACAAAGGTTTCCTCAAACCCGTCCCCGGTTTCCTCTACTTCAATCTCGCGCATCCTGATTTCGTCAAGGATGTTTACGCCGCCATGACGATGGTGTTTCCAGCCAAGAAGGTGGATTGGGTCAACCACATTGAAATACGGGCGGATATTCATTCTACGCGCATCTGCAACAGTCAACTCACCGTCCACCAGCGGATAGTCCACCAACACATGATACAGTCCGCGTTGAAGTCCAATCTCAAGCAGTTGGTAAGCCACATCGGTTAATGAATTACCTTGGGAGTCTGCATCGTCTTCAATATATTGGAGTTCTGGCGGGAGACCAGAAACACTGACGGGTTTAGTGAATGGTTGGGAGGCTAGGTGTTTTACAGCCCGCTTATACCCGTTGAACAGGTATGTCCGCTCAAGACGGACCTGATATGCTTCGTTAGATTCACGCGGTTCCTGCGGAAGATATTTCTTCTCGGCCAAACGCATCCGGGGTGTACCTCCCCACAAGTACAACCCCGGTTCCCACCGCTCATACATCGTGAGATAATTTAGGGACGGGTAATCAAACCCCTTTGCGTGTCTAACCGGGAGAATTAGCTTGAACTGCTGTGTGGGGAGTGTTAGTAGCATTTATTCTCCTTCGATTCAGGCGGATTCCTGTTTCAGATAATCGACCGTATCAATAATAATGTTGTCCACAAACTGGTCCCTCACATTGGAGTTGGAAAGAAGTCTGTCCATCTCTTGGGGTGCCAGTGGTATGACAGGTACAGGAAGCTCATCAACTTGAAAGTCATCTCTGCGTTTACCGGCCACGCTAAAAATATATAGTTCACCGTACTTGGTGTTGTAGGCTACACGGACATAAGGTTCTGCTTCTATGTTCTCCATGTCGCCCATTTTTTCTTTAATACCCCGCGCTGCACGAATCACCATGTTGCGGGCTTTCTTCAATCGCTTTTCAGTATCCATCACTCTCTCCTATGACATTAACTGTTTGATTTAGTTCAAAATTGAACTCACTGCTTCTTCAGAACTCCCGTCCTTGAGTATTGAATATAATCAAAATCCCCAAAGACAGGCCCGTACTGCCCAACATCTTCATATCGAATTAGATGGTATAACTTCTTCACTTCAGTATAAGTCCCCTTGTAAGTTTCTCCATTGCGGGACACTAAAAACGAATCCTTCCCAATAGATATCTTCGTCTTCCCAGTACACGGCTCCCACTGGTCCCATTCCGTGTTCGAGGCTGTCTTCTTCCAATTGTGAACCGTCAGATAATGCTCGATTGACTTCTTTGGGTCGCCGCCTGGAATCATGTGTTTCTGTGGGAAAAGTTTCATTTCCGTCCACATCGTAGCGTGAAATCTTGCTTGTCGGCGGCTCAGAAAACGACTGAACCTTTTGTACGCTTCCTTGTACAACGCTTCGTTCGTTCTTTTCTGTTTCTTCTCGCGCCCGAAGGTCGCCTGTTGGATCGGTAGCATAACCGTGTTTCTCCTTGTCTGCCGTGAGTTTGGCTATCGTTGTACCTAGTTTGAAAAGCCCACAAGTGTTGCCGTAACGGTTCCTGTGTACTTCGACCATTGCTATGTAGTTATTATCCATCAGCCAGCACTTGGCCCTGTGGGCCGTAGCCGGGGCCACTTGGCACCACGCCGCTGCAAAGTCCTTGGAGAAGGCTGTTTTGCCGTCAAAGGACGGAATAAAGGATTTCAGGGACATTAGCTGGATGAACCCCTGCAAAACTTGATTGAAAGTGCGATTTGTAGCGCGATATACAGTCAAATTCGAGATTTTAGGGATACGGACGACCCCTGCATCGACTAGGAGCTTAAAAGCCCAAGTCATCCACTCAGACGAAGACATTTTTCGATATTGCTTATATCGGATTGCTGCGTAGAGTTGGGGGAAGTTGTAGTGAGCTTGGCCGTAGTGCTCGGAGAAGTCCCGATAGAGCCACCAACCATCCTCTTTTTTCATCAACTGGGTGGAGGGGTTCTTGTCCTCATGGCCGGGTAGAATGGATTTAATCGCATCTGTCTGTGAAACAAAATTGTTAGGTAAGCCCAAGTAATCAGCTACTTTCTGGTTTACCCACTCTGTTTTGTACAGGCTATCAATGAACTCAAAGGTGACTCCCCCATACCTTCGTGAACCTAGTAAGAGAGATAGGTTCTCTATAGGGTTTATATTATCCCCTGTTTTCAGTCTATTCCCACACCCCTCTACTCTCTCAGATACAGTAGTACATAATCCCAACATACTTGGAATGAAAGTAGGGAGGTCTGCCAGAACAGTTTCATTTTCCCACGAATAGCCGGGAGTACCGGGGAGAATCGTATAACCATTCGTAAGAAAGTCGATATTCTTACCTAAACCGTTGATTTTACGGGGAAGAATGTCTGTATTTCGATAATAGAGATGAAGCCCGCCGTTTTTGGTTCGGGCGGTGAGGGTTTCTGGGAGTTTTCCGTATTCGGCTTCGAGTGCTGCGAGGGTTTCAAATCCCACTTTGTCCGGGCCGGTGTCCACNTCTACCACCACATGGCCGTGTTCTGGTCCGCAGAGGGTTGCGATGCCCGCCCACGGGAATTGTCGCCACCATTTCTTAATCTGGTGGTAATCTGTGGTTGCGCGGTGTTGCCACCCTCTGATTAGGGGCTTTTTACTGGAAGGGTCAACCGGGAATACTTTGAAGCCGAGCTTGGCGTATTTTTTTGCTTCTGTTTGAGTTCTCACGCCGCATCCTTCATAAATTTCCTCCATCACGGACAAAAAGAACCCCCGAAAACACCCAACTAGGGGTTCCGAGGGCGGGTCAAGACGACCTAACACCTATTGAGAGTTTTTTGTAAAATGAAAGTTCAACCCTTTGTTTGGTGGGGCTACCCAGACTTGAACTGGGAACCAACGACTTATGAGGTCGCTGCTCTGACCGATTGAGCTATAGCCCCGTGGNCTGCCCGGCTGGACTCGAACCAGCAACCTGCGGTTTAGAAGACCGCTATTCTATCCTGTTGAATTACGGGCAGTAAAACAAGATGGGTACAATGGCGACTAGCTCAGTACCCAAGTTCACCTAATTCTACAAGTTTTTCCAGATACTTTCTACGATCTTCACTTTCAGGTTCAAATGATAGCATCCCCGAAGTGTAGTTGTCAAGGGGTATATCGAGAATTTCAATCAAATCAACGGTTTCTTCTACCGTAATCCCCAATCTTTCCGCAATCAGTTCAATCGGTCGGTCTTCTAGGACCATTTTTTCTGTAATTTCTGTTTGTCTGGTTGTAAACATCACATTAACAACTCCCTGCTTTTTGTAATTGATCTGCGCATCGGCATAAGTTCAGTTAGCGCCATATTTGCAGCGTCATACCTGTCAGGAGATTTACCTGTTCCATCAAAAGATACTTGCTGCTGCTCTAACTCTTTAAGGCTGGGGCCGTGTTTAACCTTACCCTTTTCGTACATCAACGCGATTGGTTGTGCGCGGGCCAGCTTGTTTGATGAGTGGTGAATATCCTTAATCGGCAACCACGGTTCAAACCGCTCAAGGGTTGATCGGCACATTTGGCCACCCTGATTAGATTCTACAACAATAGTCGTTGGGCATAAATCTCTGTAATAATGGAACACAGAAACAACCTTTTGCGCCCAGCCCTCTGGGCTATATTTCCCCGTGTGGTCAGCCACCACATAAGCTATGTTGTCTTCGCCCATGAGTGCAACTACGATGCCTGTACTATCAGATTTTTTATTTGTGCTTATAGCGGGGTCAACCCCTATCACGCATTTTATTGGTGCTGGTATTTCATCCGAATCAACTCGACATGATGTGATAAGTTCCGTTGTCCACAAAGCCCCCTCATTATCAAGTAATAGCTCACCAAGAACTTCTTGATCGTAAAATCGCGTTCCTTTGTAAGATTCAACTACCTCATCAAAGTATGTTTCAGTGACATTTCCTCGGTTTTCGTAAGTAGAGCCTGTAATAACACGAATGTCTTTTCTTTTCATCAACTCAAGTACAAGGTCATTGGTTCTCGGTGTACCCGTAATAACCATCTTCGAGAATGGCGGCAATCGAAGGCCCATGTTTAGCTGGCGAAATGCTTCGTGTTCCATAGAACCCGGTTCATCAATCCAAGCAAAATCATGCTGTGGTCCACGAAGACGCTCACTCTCTTCACCACTGTAAAGGGTTATTTGTGAGTTATATTTCGGGATGACAACCCGCCTATAAGATGGTTGGTAGTTTTCTATATCAATTTCCGTGGGTGGAAACACATTCATCAACCCAGACTCCCCCAATACACAGGTATCCCGAGCATCGGCAGCGGTAGGGGCCAAAATGGCAATCCGTTTAGCCCCGCAATAGACCGCCTTTCTTACGGCCTCAGCACCAGTCCGCGTTTTTCCCCATGACCTCCCGCATCGCCAGAATGTGACGCGAGGGAATGTGTGGGGGTCATAAAACTGTTTGTCGCGCTGCCAAAGCGTCCAATCATACATGATGGACTCGGCTTCTGCGTCTGACAAGGAACTGATAATTTGTGCTAACTTCTCAGGATCATCCTTACGTAGTCTCTGGAATTCATCTCGAAGTTGTTGGTCCATTACTTGCCTTTCTGGTTATTTGTGTGGTATCATGACTATAAGTATCTGACAACCCACTAGAAAAATAGTTTAGGAGACACGGATGAAATGGGATGAGTATTTCCTGAGAATTGCCGATTTAGTGGCTCAGAAGTCGAAAGACCCGTCCACAAAGGTCGGTGCGGTGATTGTAGGGCCGGGCAATGAAATCCGCTCTACGGGTTTTAACGGCTTCCCTCGCGGGGTTGAGGACAGAACCGAATCTCGCTACGAGCGCCCAACCAAATACAAATACACTGAACATGCGGAGACTAATGCGATACTGAACGCGGCTAGGAACGGGGTAAGCACT